ATCAACAAATTAATTACAGTAAACTTCTGATGACCTGTAGTATGTCAACTTCAACCGGCGAATCTTTTAGCTCAACTGATATCACAACAATAAGAAGCTATTTGGCGCTTGGTATGTTAGGTGTTATGATCTGGTTAGATTTCGGTCAAGCTGGAGGACCGTTATCTACTACATATAACCAAGAACTTGCGGGTATACTAGGTCTACCTACGACATAAATAAAGATAAAAGAGGAATAGATGGCCCAATTCAACCAAAACAACTATTCAACAGTAAATAAAGAATCAGAATATTATAGTGATTTTCTCACCAATTTTGATCCACATCCGTTTAAAAAAGATTTGGCCAGATATGTAAACGAAAATGCGGTTAAGCGTTCTATTAGAAATCTTCTTTCTACTGGAAAATATGAAAGATTATTTAATCCGACTTTAGGATCTAAAATTAATAATCTGCTGTTTGAGCCAATTGATGCTATTACAACAAATGCTATACAAGATGCAATATCAGAAACATTAAAAAATCACGAACCAAGAGCAAAAGTATTAAGTGTTACGGCCACTCCATATCCTGATGATAATGCATATTTTATATCTATCGTATTCTATATAATAAATAATAGTGCTCCTGTAACGTTTCAGACAACCCTGTATAGAGTAAGATAATATGGCTACACCAAATATCAATTTGACTGCAATGGATTTTGATGATATTAAAAACAATCTCAAAATGTATCTGCGTTCGCAGTCGACGTTTCAGGATTATGATTTTGATGGAAGTAACATGAGTGTCATTCTAGACATTCTTGCATATAACACCTATCTGAATAATTTCTATCTAAACATGGTCGGTTCAGAAATGTTCCTGAGTACAGCGCAGCAAAGAGACTCTGCTGTTCTTAGAGCTAAAGAACTAAATTATCTTCCAAGTTCTTTCCGATCTGCAGTAGCAAATATCAATCTTACTATTTCGCCATCGAATTATACAAGTGCAGTTCTGGCTATACCTAAAGGTACATCTTTTACAGGTAAGTTTGGTGCAAACAATTATACATTTGTTACTGATGAAATGACCACAATTACGCAAGATCCAGTTACCGGCAATTTCTTTGCCAACAATCTTTCGATTTATGAAGGTCAATACGTAACAGAAACATTCAACGTAAATTATTCGCTTGAGCCTCAGAAATTCGTTCTTTCTGATCCAAAAATTGATATTTCGTCTCTGACTCTGATTTCAGCAGAAAATAATGGCGCGAATCTGATTTCATATACATTCTCTTCTTCTCTTCTAGATGTCAAAAATACATCACCAGTATTCTTCTTGCAAGGAACTGAAAACAACAAATATCAATTCTATTTTGGTGATAATAATATCGGCAGAAAGCCTGCTGATGGTGCTGTGATTATTGCAGAATATAGAATACCAAATGGCGAACTACCAAACGGCGTTTCGACATTCAGCCTTGATGCGCCAATTAACGGCCAGCAAAATGTAACAGTTACTGTTAACCAAGCAGCGCAAGGCGGTTCTATTAGTGAATCAACAGAAAGCATTCAATATTATGCTCCTCTGTCTTATGCAACACAAGACAGAGCAATAACACAAACAGATTATGAAACTCTATTGAAGAGCAAGTTCCCTGAAATTTCTGCTATTTCAGTTTATGGTGGCGAAACACTAACTCCACCACAATACGGCAAAGTATTCATATCTCTGGCTATTAAAAATTATGCAGGCATTCCTGATACAAAACAGACTGAATACGGAAACTATATTTCAGCAAGAGCTCCGACTACGATAACTCCAGTATTTGTTCTACCAAATTATCTGTATGTTAGAGTTAAATCGACGGTAAATTACAATATCAATATGACAGCATTGTCTCCAAATGACATTTCTACTCTAGTTGCATCAGCAGTGCAAACATACAACACAACGTATTTGAACGATTTCAAAACAACTCTGCACTACAGTAAAATTGTTGAAGCTATAGACGCTACAACTTCAAGCATCGTAAGCAATGAAACTGATGTTGACATGTTCATTAAGGTAAATCCAACAACAAACGGAATACCTCAGAATTTTACAGTCAACTTTAATACAGAATTAGAAAATACGGTTCCACCGATCCCTTTAATACATGGAGCATCACAAATCCATGCTGTAAGTTCAAGCAAATTCTTATATGAAGGCAAGTTTGTAGAACTAGAAGATGACTCTCAGGGCAATATCAGGCTAGTTACTTCTTCTAACGGTCTTCACTATACTTTACAGAATGTAGGTACTGTGAACTATGATACTGGTGTTGTTACAATTACGAATTTGATTGTTTCTTCGTATTTTGGTGACAGTATTAGAATTTACGCTACGCCAAGAAATAAAGATTTTGCTTCAACACAAAATACTATTTTGACTATCGCTAATGATGAGATTAATCTCACTGTAAATCAAGTTAGAATTTAATGGAAAACGTAGAACTTTACATATCGAATTTAATTCAGAACCAATTCCCTTCTTTCTATAAGTCTGAAGGGCCGATGCTTATTGCATTCGTTCAAGCATATTATGAATGGCTAGAATTAAATTCGTGGGTAGATTCTACAGGAACCACACAAACTGGTGGACAAACCCTTTATAATTCAAGAAGATTGCTTGATTACTCTGATATTGACAATACTGTTGATCAGTTTCTGGTATATTTCAAAAACACATATCTTCAAGGTATGCAGTTTAATACAGAAACAGATAAGCGTCTTGTTGTAAAAAGAGTTCTTGATCTTTATAGAACAAAGGGATCGCCGAGAGCTATTCAGCTTCTATTCAAACTGTTATTTGCTGAAGATGTTACATTATACTATCCTGGACAAAATGTCTTTAAAACTTCAGACAACAAATGGGTGGTCCCTCAGTATCTAGAAGTGACATATGTTCCTAATTTGAATCAGTATGTCGGACAAGAAATTGTTGGTGTTAATTCTGGCGCTACAGCTTTTGTGGACAGTGTCGTAACAGGCGGTGTTAGCTCTAAGTATGTGAATATTTTTTATCTATCGAATATCAAAAACAACTTTGTTACTGGAGAACTTGTTACTCTTGCTTCTAATCCTGTAACAAGTAACGTTCCTACTGTTGTCGGTTCTGCAACAAGCCTACAGATTGTGAGCGGCGGCGCGGGGTTCAGCGTAGGAAATATCGTTGACTTAATTCCACAACAAACTACATTTAGTGGTTCTGGAGGTAAAGCTGTTGTTGCTAATATTTCTAATATATCAGGAACTACGACATATACATTAACTGATGGAGGATTTGGCTATAACGCTATTACTTCTAATCTTATTGTATCAAGCAATGTTGTATTTTTGACAAATGTTCAAGTCAATAATACTACATTGAACATTGCTCCTTATGGTCCATTAGAGAAACTTACTTTTTCTAATTCTACAGGTGGGACGATAACGGCGAATGCTGTGGGCGTATCTTCTAACACTATATTGTATGTAAATAATGTAAACGGAACATTTTCTGCTCAAGAATCATTGAGTGTTGGTGGAAACGCAACAGCGGTTCTTTCTTATTCCTCAACAGCAAATGCAACCACACAAGTATTAACTACAACCAAGCGTTCTGGAGTGTTTATTACAGGGCAGACAGTGAAAGGTCTTTCTTCTGGCGCAACAGCGACGCTGGCCAGTTATAACATGTATGTGGGTATCAACAATCTTTCTGATTCGATTAATGCAACACAATTTACAAAAGTTGTTGGATATAATCCTCCATTATTGATAAATGCGAATTCAGCAGTTTCTAACTCAGGAACATCTAGTGCTAGAATTCTTGCTGCTAATCCATATTCTAATGGTCAAGCATTATTTTACACCAACAGTGTTGGAGCTACTGCAATTGGTGGATTAGCTAACGGCACCACATATTATGCAACATACGTAAATACTAGTGGGTTTTCATTGTCTTCATCTTCTGGTGGAGCAAACATAACCTTTTATGCAAACTCTACATCAAACAGCGTTTCTTTTGCACCAAACGTAGCGACCATAGCTACAGTCAATGCTGTAATGTATGGCCAATCTTCTAACGTAAAGATTGTTAGCGTAACAAATACAGATTCTAATTTCTGGGTTGCTACTGACTCAATAGCAACCTATGCAAATACAAAATTGAATGCTGCTGCATATGCATTCCCTGCAAATGCATCAACTAATGCAACAAATTATAGTATTTCTACTGCTTTAGCTTTTGGTAAATATTCTAACTCTGTTGGGTTTATTACTCAAATACAAACAACAAGTCCTGGGTATTCATATTCGTATCCTCCTTTCGTTCTTGCGCAAGCTAATACTGGTGTTACGCAATTATACGAAAAAGATTATATTATGTCTGTTAATGCTGCAGCTTCTGCATTTAAGGTTGGTGATTATCTTTACCAAAACGTGGCGGCCACAAACTCTGTAACTCTTGCAGTAAATGGAACAACTGGATTTGGATACAGTCGAGCAGTGTATCAAAGTAATGGATCATACACATGCGCGAACGGCGTTATTATTGATATTCCTGATACAACACATATTGCAATAAAGACAACTAGTGGCGGATTTACAACAAACTCGTCGTTTATATTATACGACAATTCTACGAAGAATGCTGCGACAGTTAGTACAATAAATTCAACGGCTTATGCTTTTGTAGCTAAAGGTGTTGTTACTGCAGGATCAGGAAACACAATCTATGTGGAGAGATTATCTGCACAGCAGTCATTTGTTGCCAATAGCTCTATACCTCTTACAAATAACACACAGGGATCTTCTTTCCAGATCTATACGGTTGCATCAAATCCAAATAGACAAATTTCGGGTCTTAATGCAGTAATCACTTCTGCCATACAAACAGGAAACGGCTCAGTAACACAGCTTACATTAATTGATTCTGGATTCGGATATACAAATACTGCTTTAGTCAATTTTGTAAGCGAATCTAATGCTTCTGCAGTTGGGGTTGCTTCTGTCGTAACATCTACGCAAGGAAAGTCGCTAGGATATTATAAATATAATAATAGCTTTTTGGATAGTAATCAATATGTACAGGATGGGTATTATTACCAACCATTTTCTTATGAGATACAGAGTTCTTTGGATTTGAGTGTTTATTCTGATGTTGTAAAGAAAGTAGTGCATATTGCAGGAACCCAGATGTTTGGTTCTGTGCACAAAACTGCTTCTATCGATATCGGCCAATACTCGGGTGCAGGGGTTCCTTCTATTACACTATCATAAATATAATAAATTAAACTGGGATTAATAATGGCTTCATATATTCAAACAATTACGAATTTGTATAGAATGCACAATGCAATGGAATTTGCAAATAGCGTTTCTACATCAAATTCAACGTATTATGTTTTCGCAGGTAAGCCTACTCCGTTTTCTCAGGGTGATACTGTAATTGATACTCCAGTTGATAATATTCAAACAACAAGACACAATTATTGGCAAGATATGTTGTTTGGAGTCAAATTAAACTCAACAAACGTAAACTTAGCAGTGAATAGATATGACTGGGCCTCGGGTACAGTATATACGCCATATGATGATACTAATTCTTCATTGTATTCATCTCAATTTTATGTTGGTGTTCAAAACGGTTCATACTACGACGTATTCAAATGTTTGGACAATAATAACGGCGCAGCATCGACAGTAACTCCAGTTAAATCTCAAGCTGCTTCTCTTGGAAATTTCTATTTCACAAGCGATGGTTATAATTGGAAATACATGTTCAGCATAAGCTCTACTGCATTCAGTACCTTTGCCACAACAAACTACATTCCTGTTATCGCTAACACTTCAGTTGTTTCTGCGGCTATTCCTGGAACAATTAACAAAATAAAAATATCGAATGGTGGATCCGGATATAATAATTATCTAACAGGAACTTTATCGTATAATCAAATCTATTTTACTGGAACAAACAGCCGCAATCCAATCCAGTATATGCTACCTAGCACTGCAAACACAACAACAAACTACTATCAAGGATGCTACCTATACATGAATGGTGGCTCTTCTGTTGGTAGTTATGCTGAAATTGCAAGTTCTGTTTATAATCCAACATATGGCGGAGTTATAATTACTCTAGTCAATTCTTTACAGAATTTAGCCCAACCGAATGATACATTTGTTGTTGGTCCTAAAGTTGTAATTACTGGTGATGGATATCAAACATCAAACGCATATGCTATTGCTGTTGTAAATTCTTCATCGACAGCAATTAACAATATCACCATACTTTCTCAAGGACAAGGTTATAGCTCTGCTGTTGCATCTGTTTATTCTGCGCCTATTGTTGGGATTTCTAATTCTGCTGTAGTAGCGGCTGTAATCAGCCCAATACAAGGCCATGGGGCTAATCCTATTGAAGAGCTTAATGCCAAATACGTTTCAGTAAGCGCAAAGTTTGCTAATAGTATAAGCAATACAATTTACGCATCAGGTACATATAGAACAGTAGGCATCGTAAGAGATCCTCAATTTGCAAACGTCTATGTCGATGTGTCAAGTATTAGCAATTTTGTTCGTGGAGAAAATGTAACCCAGCCAGCAACTGGAGCTTTCGGTAAAATCGTTTCTTTTGATACAATTAATGGTGCGCTGTATTTAACGAATGTTAATGGAAAATTTGTAACAGGAAACAGTACTTCTAACTCTATTTACGGAAGCACTTCTGGGGTAAATACGTATTTGACAGCAAACGCTGTCATTTCAGGAAGAAATAAAGGTTCTGTAGGCTTTACTACCTTCAACCAAACATATACGTATACTGGAGCATTCCTCTCGCAAGGATTCTCAAATGGTGAAATTGTTTATATTGGAGCAAATTCTTCTTCAGGAAATACCGCAGTTTGCCTATTTTCTAATAGCACAACAGCTGTAGTTACAAACAAAATGGGTCTGTTTCCAGTTGGGTCTTCATTAATTGGTGCGAAAAGTCAAGCGAATTTCAGCATATATAGTGAAACGCTTCCTGATATTATTCAAGGTAGTGGTGACATCCTTTATGTTGAAAACATTACACCAATCACAAGATCAAACACGCAAACCGAAAATATTAATTTGACTCTTTCGTTTTAAAAGGGAATATTGAATGCCAATCCAAACTAATCTAAGTGGAAACCCATATTTTGACGATTTTAATGTAACTAACAATTACAGCAAAATTCTGTTCAAGCCTGGGATTGCTGTTCAGACGAGAGAATTAAACCAACTTCAAACTGTTCTCCAGAATCAAGTAGAACAGTTCGGTGACAATATTCTAAAAAGAGGCACAATAGTTGAAGGCTGTAACTTCACCTTTATGCCTAATTACCCATACATTAAACTTGCTGACACTCAGGTAGACAATACACCTACAAACGTAAATAACTACGTAAACAATTATATTATCAATACAACCACAGGGTTGGCTGCTTATATTCTTGGGGGCAACACAGGATATGTGTCAACTGCTCCATACCTTAATACGATATATCTAAAATACATAAATTCTGGATATAACTATAACACAACGCAGTTCTCTGTAGGTGACACCCTCCAAATATATAACAATAATTATCCAATTAACAATGTTAATATTATTGGGGCAGGTTCTTCATACGCAAATACAGACTCTGTAATTTTTGTTGATAGTATTCTCGTTTATGGCAACAGTTCAGCGTTTACTACTGGACAATATATCTGGTCTTCGGGTGGCGGTAACGCGACAATTACTGGTGTTTATACTACAAATGCTCCAGGATACTATGCTCTTACTCTGCAGCCAAATGCTTCAGACTTACAAGCGAGCGGAAGTCCAAACACTCAAGCATGGTCGTTCTCTTCAGGATCAACTGTAACACAATATAGCCAACTTGGTGGACAAGGAACTGCTGGACCAAGCGCAACCGTAGCAAATTCTATCGGCACTGGTGCTTCTGCTTCTCTTATTACGAATACGTATACAGGAGCTATTACCAGCGTTGTTCTTAACAGCACAGGAAACAACTATAGCATTTCTCCTTCTGTTTTCGTTCGTTCGGCTACAGGATCAGGAGCAAGTCTGGTTGCTCAAAACTATATTGCACAAGTTACTATTCCATCAAGCGTAGCAAATCCAGTTGGAAATGGATATGCATTTGGTGTAACTGATGGTGTTATCTACCAGAAGGGATACTTCTCTCAGGTAAGTTCTCAGACTATCGTAGTTAGCCCATACAGTTCTACTCCTGATGCAGTTTCTGTTGGGTTTGATACAGCCGAAAGCATTGTAACTGCTTATGTTGATCCTTCGTTGTATGACAACGCTGTTGGTACCGACGGCTATCTGTCACCAGGAGCAGATAGATTACAACTAACACCAACTCTTACTGTTCTTACTACAACTTCTGCAGCTTCTAATACAGATTTTCTTCCGTTGGTTACTTGGTCGCAGGGCCAGCCATATCAGCAAAATCAACAAACACAGTATAATGTCATCGAAGATGAGATGGCACAAAGAACATATGATGTTAGCGGCGATTTCGTTATTGATCCTTTCCTAGTCACATCAAAAACAACAACAACCGCTTCTCAGGCAAACAGCACATTCAACATTGTTGTAAATCCAGGCGAAGCATATATTGGTGGATATAGAGTAAAGACCAATGGCAATTATTATCTTCCTGTAAATAAAGGTATTGATACTAACTCTGTTTCTGCAGTTGCTACTTCTCTAATTTACAATAACTATATTGACTGCCAAGAAATTGGTGGTATGTTCAAGTTCACAACTGGTGATCTTGTCACATTCTATGACACAGCCAACCAGTTTATTTCAAATGCTGCAGGCGGATATGCTACTGGAACAATTTCTCCAGTAGGAAATATTATTGGTACTGCCAGAATTAGATCTCAGGTTGTTCTTCCTGGAGGAATTCAAGGAACACCTACTGGCTCAAATAGACTGTATCTGTTTGACGTTGCTATGTCGAATGGCGCTAACTTTAGATCAGTAAAGTCTGTTGTAGGAACATCAAACTCAGCTATTGCTGACGTTATCTTAGCCGTAGATACAACAACTGGAACAAATGTTGCTAAGATCGTAAATACTAATTCAACACTACTGTTCCCTTCAGGCACAGCATCGATGCTGAAGTCAACAGCAAATCACAAATTCCAATACAGAACAACTGCTACAATCGGTTCGTTCAGCGGAAATAGTGTGTCTATTACGCTGACTGGTTCTAATACATTCCCTTATACTCCAGGCACAACTCTGAATAGCGCACAAGATATTATCGTTGTTCCTACTGCAACAATTCCATTCACTACATTATTGGCAACAACAAATGGCCAGACCAGCTCAACTGCAAATAGTATCATATTAGCATCTAGTGGTGGTGCGACAAATCTATATGTTGGTGACTACTTACAGATTTCTAACGCTACATCAACAACAACTAATAGAATTACTGCTCTTACTGTAGCAGGAAGCAGTGTAACTGTTAACCTTGATTCTGTTCCTGTAGCTACAACTTCTACAGCTAACGCTACTCAGGTATTCCCAAATAACGTTCCTATTCCTATCGATGGTCGCCCAAATCGTTATGTTAACGTAAACAGTAGTGCGCAGACACTAACGATTCAATTTGCTCAGACTTTCATCTCATCATATCCTCTATCGATTAGTTATAACGCAAACACTGTTGCTTCTTCGCCAGATAACATTACAATTAATAGAAACAACCTGATCAAGATTGTTGCTTCTAATAATGCGAGTGGTGACACTGGTCCTTGGAATCTGGGTGTTCCTGGTGTATTCAGATTAAGAAACGTTTTCCTTTCTTCTCCGTATACACAAAGCATTGACGCTCAAGCTAACGTTTCAGGAAGTGCTACTTCTTCGGCAAGAATCACAATTTCCAATAACGTATTTGCTAACGGCGATAGCTTTACTTATTCTAACAGTGCAGTTTCTGCGGGTCTATCTGGTCTAACTAACGGCACAACTTATTTTGCTGTTTACGCAAATTCGACTGGATTTTCTGTATCAACCACTTCTGGTGGATCTAACGTAACCTTTAACTCCAGCGCTGTTGCAGGAAATGTTACGTTTACTGGTGTTCCGTTAAAAAATATCGGCCCATCTACTCAAACTTTGACTGATGTTACCAACATGTTCTATGTTGATAGCAACCAGAAAACAGATTACATGGATCTTTCGTTGCTATATAGAAAGCCAGGAGTTTCGCTTCCGCTTGCAGCAAGCAACTCAGCTCTATTGGTTGTTTATGATAACTTCACAATTCCAGTTTCGAGCACAGTAAAAACAGTTAGCTCATATAATGTTAACGTAAATACAGATGCTGCAAACTCAACAACACTAACTACATCATATGTTAATGCTGTTGAGGTTCCTGAAATCACAGGAGGAACCGGCGCATATTATGATCTTATCAATACTATCGATTTCAGACCTTCGGTTGTAAATACTGTTGCTATCACAAATAGCACATCAAGTGCACCAATCAATCCACCTTCATCAAATAGCACTACCAAGTTTAGTGGAGTTACCTTCAACTTCCCTGTTCCTGGATCAAGTCACATTTGTGATCAAGTCAGCTATCTTGGAAGAGTTGATTCTATTGTTGTGACTGGAAGCGGACAAGTTCTTGATTCTACTGGAACTCCAGGAACTCTAATTCCTCCGCCAACACCAAGTGCAGGTATTACTATTAGCTTGGTTAAGGTTCCTGCTTATCCTTCTATCCCACAGAATATGTCTTCAGACTATCTGTCAATTCTTGATACTAAAGTTGCTTCTCAATCATATAGTTTACAAAGAATTGCAAACCAAACTGTTGTTGCTCCTTTTGTGTCCAATACAGGAAATAACGCTGTTCAGGTTAGTGGATATACTATGTCAGATATTGCTAATCTTGAAAGAAGAATTTATCAGCTAGAACAGTACGTTTCTCTGTCTCAGCTTGAACAGAGTGTACAAAATGTGCAAATTCCTTCTTCTATCACAGCAACAACAAATAGATTCAAATATGGATTTTTTGCTGATGATTTCAGCAGCACACAATATACTGACACAACAAACCCAGAGAATACCGCTGTCGTTAATAATGGCCTGTTAGTTCCGTTCCAGGCAGCAACTAATATTCCTATTGATTTTGTTAATGATTTTGGTGCAACTTCATATTCTAAGATTGGTAACGCTATTGTTCTTCCGTATGTAGAAACTCGTCTTGTAAAACAGACAGCCGCTACTAACGGAGCAGTACCACCACCATCACCCGTTGTTGTTCAGCAAACAATGAATGCGTTCAATTCAGGATTTGGTGTTTCTATTGATACATTTAAGGCAAGCGCAACTTCGAATACGTGCTCGTTTGTGTTTAGTAGAGACTGGTGGTATGGATATAGAGGATATATTATCTTCCAGACACCAGATCCAGAATCTGATGTAATCTATCATCCTCCATTTTATGCTGGAGGATATCCTGGATACAATAGCAGTTATGCATTAACTGGTGTTCTTGGATTTAACGGTGATGGTTCTATTCCGCTATCATCAAACACTATAGGATTGAATCAGTATGTTGCAGCGGTGTCTAACTCTCCAGGCAACTTTGCTCCTATTGGAAGCATGTACCAGTACAACTTCACCCATGACCCTTCAAAGGGGCAATACTATAAGATCTATACATATAATAGATGGTGGGAATTTGAATATTACAATTACAGATTCTCATATCCTGTAGATACAATTCAGTATCCATCAACAACTACTTCTGCTGTTGTTCCTTCGACTTATAGCGGTACTCTGATTCCGTCACCAAGCACTTTCCAGCTATATACATATTCGTATGCATATGCTGCTTCTGGTGTGTATCTGTTGACTGGATATGTTCCATATCCATGGTATTACGGTGTTTATGGATTGTACAATGGTCTATATTACTATGCAAACCAGCAGAAATTTGATTTTGCTGTTACTGGGCTAAGACCATCTACTAAACATACGTTTACGTTTGATGGAACTGATCAAACAGCTCTATGTAAGCAATTCGGTGGCACTCTGGGTGGTGGTCTTGTATCTGATCAGCACGGTCAAATGGAGTTCTCGTTCTACTTCGGAAATGGAATAAATTCCACAACAACCGGATTGTCTGCTGCCCAAGCTCTATCTAACTCACTAGCAGCATCCAAGGTTGCTATTGTTGCTACGGCGGATAACAGTTCTACAGCACAAGCAACAATTAATGTCATCCCAGCAAGCAATTATGTTGTACCAATTGGTTATGACTATTGCTGGTGGCCATATTACAGATTTTATCGTTAAGGATTAAGATATTATGTCTAATAATTTAGCTCAAACCTTTTATGTTGATCCTCAAGCAGTTTCTAACTCTGATAACATATATGTAACGAGCATAACTCTTTATGTAAAAACGCAACCTACTATGGGCAAAACGGTATCAGGAATGTATGCCCCTGGTATGCAAGTTTCTTTGGCCAAAACTATCAATGGGGTTCCTGACCCTACAAGCGTATATCTAAATTCTATAACAAGAGCAGAATATGCTGCAATCAATCCATCGCCAACTGCAGATGTTCCTACTACATTCAATTTTAAAACACCAGTTCAACTTTCTACTGGTGCGACTTATGCTGTTCTGATTGCTTTTGATGATCCAGGTTATCAATTATGGGAAGCCAAAACCGGAGATGTTATTCTTGGTGGATCTACAGCTTTTGCTGGTGTTTCTAATTTCCAAGGACAAAAATTCAACTTTCAAAATGATGGAACATGGAATCCTGTAAGTTCTACAGATATTTGTTTCTCTGTTAATATTGCACAGTTTACTAGCAATACACAAACTGTTGTCGTTGCTGACAGTGGTGTAGAGTCTCTCAACTATTCGTCTATCACTGGAACTTTTATTGGTGGTGAGAATGTATTCGCAACTAATGGATCATATGTTTCTGCGCAAACAATAAGTGTAATTACTGGAAACAGTACAGTTACAGGAACTAGTACAAGATTCTTAAGCACGTTCAGTTCAAACGATTATATTGTAATTTCTACATCAGCTGGTAATTTTATCAGACAGGTAGCAAATACACCAGCAAGCGATACTGTATTGTACGTTACAGAACCATTGCCTGTAACCAACAACAATGCTAGATATTTGAAATCTATGATTGCCAATGTGTATAACATCAATCAAACATCAAATTCTATTATTCTTAGCGGATCGACAGCAAACTCGACGTTTTATCTGCAGACTGGTAATACAATTGTTGGCGAGCACTCAAACGCAACAGCAACAATCGCTTCTGTATTGCCGATTACTGTAGATCAGTTTACCCCAGAACTCTTTATCACAACGCCTTCTACTGGATACTTTAATCCATCTATCAATTTTGCGTTTGTCAATCCAAGCAATCCTTCATCATATACTTTCTATTCGGGTAATGATATTAAGTTCAACAATAACACATTAACTACTTTACCTGTGAATAGCTTTAACGGTAATGCTGCAATTCTTTCTAGATCGCTTGAAGTTCTTTCGATCAACAATGGGATCTATCAACCAAACGCAGCAATAAGCGATTATCGTTCAGCTAGAATTACGTTGAACATGGGAATGAATTTGCCATCATCTTCGCCAATTTATGATTCTCCTCTGCTTTATGGCGAAAGATTGAATCTGTTCTCTTCGGCTGCTATTCTAAATAACGACCAAACAAACGAAAACACAACACAGGGTAATGCTGTTTCTAAGCACATTACTACAAAGGTTTCGTTTAATCAGGGCCAGCAAGCAGAAAATATCTTCGCTTATGCTTCTGCGTATATCCCACCAACGACAAACGTCGCTGTTTATGCTAAGGTATACAACGCAAAAGATCCAGACAGCTTTAACTCTAAAGACTGGACTCTCATGCTGCCAAATACTCAGAATAACGGTCAAGTGAGCACTCCAGGCAATACTCAAAATTATGTAAATCTATCTTGGTCATTGCCTCCTTATCCGCCAACAAACTATACTGCTAATGGTACAGTTACTGTAACAAGCGGAAACTCAACTATTACCGGGATTAACACAAACTTCGGTAATAGCATCAATGGTGTTGTTGCGGGCGACTTGGTTAAGATTTATCCTGCTCTATTCCCTAACACAAACACATACTTCATTGGTACTGTGTTAACTGTCAACTCTGCTAACTCTATCACTTTGGACGTTTCTACTACAAACACAAGTCTTGTACAGAGTAATATGCTAGTTGATAGATTGTCAACCCCACATACTGCGTTTATCAATCCTCAAAATTCAAACGTGGTTAGATATTACAATAGCTCTATGTCTCAGTACGATGCGATCGATAGTATGGCATTTAAGATTGTTCTTCTTGGAGCAAATGCAAGCTCGGTCTATCCGACAATGAATTCATTCCAGGCTATTGGTGTTAGTGCATAATGAATAAATTAGTTAAAATAGACTCCCATCCTGGATTATGTAGAGATATGACAACAGGAGCTATACTAAATACAGATACTAATGCTTTAGATTTGTATAAAGCAGAACGTAATAGAATACTTGAGCAAAATAAAATTAAAGAAGATATTTCTAATTTGCAATCTGATTTTGTTGAAATGAAAGAAATGCTTTCTCAAATTCTAAAGGCAATAACTAAATGATAAATGGTAATCAAACAAATTTAGCTACAGATACTTTTGCTACTTGGTTGTATAATACAAATCAGGTCGCTCTTGCCGTAAACAACAATATGGTTTCAGTTGATGGTACTGCTACAGGCAATGTAAGTACAGGCAATGGATTTGTTAATGGTACGTTTTCTTCTACTGTTCTTGTCGCTAACGGATATCTTCGTGGCGGCAGTGTATCAACACCAAATACACTAACAGTAGACGGCGGTATTGCTGTAACAAACAGCGCTGCCACAATAAACATATTTTCTATGTTGGGTGGAAGATTAAACTCAACATCCAATGCTGCTCAACAAATTGATACATTTTCACTTTCATCATATAGATCAGCAAAATACGTAATTCAAGTCAATATGCCATCAGCTGGCGCGCAATGTTCTGAATTGCTTATTACGCAAAACACCGCAGCAGTTGTTCTTACAGAATATGGTACTGTTTGTACAAATACTAGCGGTCCTATTGCAGTCTTTACTGCTAGTATTTCTTCAGGAAATGCTGTTATTACCATGACACCTCTAGTAAACACTACTATTGCAGGCGGTGGTGTTAATGCTGTTTTCCAAAAAACAATTCTATCGGTATAAGAGGATAACATGGCAGCAAAAGCAAACATATATGTTGATCAAGGTTCTACGTTTTCTACTGATCTGTCATTAACAGATAGTAGCGGAAATCCCATTGATTTAACAAATTATACTGTTCAAGGCAAAATCAGAAAATGGTATACATCAAATTCTTCTGTTAGCTTTTCTGTTAGTATCCCAACACCAACAAATGGGACAATTACCATTTCTTTAGATTATGGTACAACAGCAAACATGTCTTTTGGTAGATATGTTTATGACATTGATGCAAAAAATATGACAGCAAATTCTGTGACACGATTGGTAGAAGGTATACTTACTGTTAATCCTACAGCAACATATTAAGGAACCATAATGTCGAGCGGAATAAATGTAGTATTGAAGAATGCAGCAAATACTATTTCTTTGCAAAATTTTCCTGGCAACCAAATACAACTTGGTTCAAATAGCTATTTTAACATATTAACTGCAAATTCTATCAACACAAGCAATATTATTTCAAACAGTAGTATTAACATCACATCTGGTATAGATAAATGGTGCTTTGCTAACAGTGGCGTTATAATTTTTCCTGATAATACCGTGCAAACTACTGCATATACAGGCATTGCTAATAGTGCTACTTACTTAAATGGGTTTACAAGTTCATACTTTGCAGCTAACAGTTCACTA